AACTTGGCCAACGATATCATCGGAGGCACGCAAGCCGTTTTTAACAGCACGATTGGAAACTCGTTCTTCAATTTTGGACCGACGTTTCCGGCGATCAACAATCGGATTTATCCGTGGCTTGATGAAAATGGACAGTGGTGGATTTTTGATCAGGGATTCTGGGTTTATAAAAACCCTGTCGTAGCAGGAAGTTACGAGCGCCGTATCTTTGTCGGAACGACTAATGATCTTCTTTCGTACGACGGCGGCGACGGAACTGCTGTGGCAGGAGATACGTCAGGCCCGATGTGGATGGTTGACACGTTGCTTGACGCTCGATTCCCAGTCGGTGTTGGAGCGTTTGCGGCGAGTGGTTCGGTTGCTGTTCTGGGTACGGCTACATCCACGTCAATCGTTGGCGAGGATCAACACTTGTTGACGACGGCTGAAATGCCGACTCATACGCATCAAGTCTCAATAAAGACTTTTGGTCATGGAGGAAACGATGGCGACAGAGTGGCTGCGGACGGCGGAACATCATCTCCCACGCTTACCAACAATGTGACAGCATTCCCAAGCTCAACGCTAGATCCAGATGTTGACGCTATTGCTGCAAATACAGGTGGAAACGCTGCCCACAACAATCTTCCTCCGTTCTACGGTGTTTACTTCATCAAGCGAACGAGCCGAATCTATTACACCAAATGAAGCTAATCGTTCAGGACATTCGCTCGACAATCGCCCGTGTAGTCGGCGTCTGCGTCGATGACCCTCGCGTTTACGACTACATCAATCAGGCGTGCCGACGGCTTCTTCACAAGGGGTTGTGGGCAGGTGCATACGGACGCTTCACCATCCACACGGTCGGAGGGTGCATCACTTGGCCGCGTCATATCGAAACCATCGAGTCCGTCGCTGATTGCTGCGGCGTCGGAACGGTTCGCAATCAATGGTTCGAATTTCAGGAAAGCGGATACGGACTGCTCGGCGAGAGCAATGGCGGGTGCGTCGGCAAGCAGCTTGTGGATCGTGGCACCGTGGTTTCTTACCGCGACATGTCCGGCGAGACGAACAGTTACATTCGAGTCTATCCCGGAGACGCTTCTGACGTTGGCAAGACCATCACCCTGCAAGGCGTCGATCAGAACGGACAATGGATTCGCACACTGTCTGGCGGCGTATGGATCGATGGCGAGAAACTGACCCTTGCGTTGCCGTACGTTCAATCGACCAAGAAGTTCATATCGCTGACCGGCGTCATTCGTCAGGCAACCAACACGTCGAGCCGATTGTACGAGTACAATGCGACGACCTTGCTGGAGCTTGATCTGGCAGTTTACGACCCTGATGAAACTTTGCCGCAGTACCGTCGCAGTTACCTGACGGATCGTTGCAACAACGACGAGGATAAGCCGGTGACGGTCATGGCGAAGATGCGCCATATCAACGCGACGAGCGTCAATGACTACCTCATTCCGCCGAGTCCTGATGCCATCAAACTGATGGTCATGGCGATTCGTAAGGAGGAGAACGATTTGATTCAGGAAGCAGTGGCCTACGAAGCCAAAGCAGTTCAAGCTGTTCAGGAGCAAACAATGCAATACCTTGGGGACGCAGTCGCAACGATCCGAATGGTCGGCGTCGGATTAAACGGCGGTGGATTCTCGCAATGGTTTTGAACCAAAAAGAATAATTTATGGCACTACCATCATTACCGCCGGGAATGGGGACATCAATGGGAGGGTCAGCCCTTTCGGCTGTCGGAACAATTCTTGGCGGATTATTTGGTCCGAAAAAGGTCAAGGTTCCAGAGCTAAAAGCGATTGATTTTGCGGGAGAGCAGCGGCAGGCGATTCAGCAGAATATCGCATCGCTTGAGCCTGCAACCGAGTTGGCCACTAAGACAACCGCTGCTGAACAAGGTATTCTTGAGGCGCAGCTTCGTCGTGCGATTCCCGGTTACGATCAGTTGATTCAGCAGGCTGGAAAGAACATCGGATCAGCTTTGCGGGGCGAGGTTTCGCAAGATGTTGCCTCTCAGCTTCAACGATCTTCTGCTGGACGTGCGCTTAGCGGAGGGTACGGCGCTGGGTCGGGTGTTGGTAGGAATTTGGCCGCTCGCGACTTTGGCCTGACATCAATGCAGATCCAGAATCAAGGTCTTGCTCAAGCTCAGAACTTTATCCAGCAACAGCGTACGATGGGTATGGCGCAACCGTTCTCGGTGAGCAGCATGTTCATCACGCCAAATCAACGGATTGGATTTATGCAACAACAGCAACAAGCTCAATACGCTAGGGATATGGCCGCTGCACAGGTTGCCGCCCAGCCTTCTGCAATGAAGCAGGCGTTTGGAAGCGCCATCACTCAATTCACTGGAACTACCGGAGGCGCGATGTTCCAGCGAGGGCTTTCGCAGATGAGCGGACCGTCAAGTCTACCTTCTTCGTACAATCCTCAGAACGATCCTGAGCTTTACTCGACTCCTCCAACAAACATCGGCGGACCAAACGATCCTTCTAACTGGGCATAATTTATGGCCGACCAATCTCTTGAAGCATTTCAACTAGGCGCAAGCCTCTACGACCGCGCACAAACGCAAAGGCGGATGATGGAGCAATTGCAGGTGCAGACGGCGGAGTCGCTGATCCAACGGCAGGGCATGGAGCTTCAGAACAAGATTCGCGAAGATTCACTTGCTGAAGCAATTGGAGAACGGAAAGCGCAGGTTGATGAGTACAACACGTTCTCGACTCTTGGGAAGCAGGTTTCGGATTATCTGAACAACCCAAAATCAAACGCAGTATTTCCAGTTGTTCCACCGTTTAAATCTAAGCAGTACAGGACTGAGGCCGACAAGATGCTGAACAACCTTGAAAAGTATTCTGCTAGGGCCGAGTTGTTAAAAACTCAAGAGAAAGCAAGAAATGGATCAATAGCTAATCAAACTGCTATTTTAAAAGAAGCGATGCAAATTCCCGGCGCAGTTGACATTAATCCACAAACAGAAGAACCAACAATAAACTGGACGGTTTTTAACGCGGGAAGAAAACAGATATTTGAGTCTCAAGTTCAAAAAACTCAAGCTCAGACGGGTTCAATTGTTGGTAATCTTCAGCTTTCTAGGGACAAGCTAAATGCGTTAATTGCAAATAACGCAAGTGATGCTGAGATTGCGCAAGCAAGGCTTGCTGTTGATAAGTCTTTTAAAGAAGCAAGGGTTAAACTTGACGAAGAGGAACTGGGATTCAAAAAATCATCCACAGCTACAAAACTTGGAATTGATCAACAGAAAGTAGATGTTGCAAAAAACAATCTTGATAGGTTGATAAGAGAAGGTGGCAATAAGAATGCAATTGCAGAAGCCACGTTAGATTACAAAAAAACTCTTGCTGAAAAAACCTCATCTCTTAACCGAGAAAAGTTTGACTTCGGCAAGGGAGTTCAAATTCAAAAACTTGAACTTCAAGGGCTTGATGTAGGTCAGCGTGTAAAAAGAACTGACGCTTACATTGAAAATCTTCTCAAGCCTGTTGCTGGAAAAGATATTAAGCTGAACACATTTGACGATGGTGTTGTAAGAAAAACAGCTTCGTTTGTTGCAAACCAACAATCAGCAGCAGATGCAATTGAAAGGACAATGGAAATCCTTGATGATCCTAATGTTCAACAATCTGTAAAAATAAGGTCAGCGCAGCTTTTAGCAAAAGACCTAAACGACCCTAAAGGCAGAGACGCTGTTGGAAATCAAGAAGCTGATCGAATTTTAGGCGAGCTTGATATTATTAGTTTTTCCCGTGCTTGGGATAAAGGAAGTATTGGTGATTTTCTTGGTAGAGATTTAAGTGGATTTCGAGAAAAACTTGAACTAACTAAAAATGGTTTAGATTCAAAAGTTTTAAAATCTGTTGATAGAATTAATTCTATCTACAAAAAATATGAGGGCGGTTCTGCTAAAACGCCTCAAACACCTTCGCGAGGTGCGATGATTACGGGCGGAACCCCTCAAGCGACATCTCGAACAAACGCTCCGGCAATGCCACCTGCAACAAACGCTCCGGCGATGTCGGCAACAATGTCGTCAACAAACGCTCCGGCGATGTCTGGAACTAATACTCTGTCTGAAATCTCTTATGGATCAGCCGATGAAGCTAGGGCAAAAGGAAAGAAATCTGGTGACGCAGTAATAATAAATGGCAGGAAAGGGAAGCTAAATTAATTTTATGGACGAATACGTTTTGCAGGGGGATGGCCAACAAGGTCAGATGGATGCCGGTCAGCCGTTGACTGCTGCTGATGTTACTTTTAGTGAACCCGCTCAAAATCAACAACAGCAGCAACCACCTGCGCAAGAGGATATTTACGCTGGCTTCACTCCAGACGAGCCGATAACCAGCGAGTCAGATCCATTTGCTGGGTTTACGCCTGACGCTCCAATGGGTTCTATGGAGGCTGTCGATCAAGCCGCCGAACAAGCTCCGTTTGTTGGACGTGACACTTTCAGGCCGAAGAGTCTTTTGGTTCAGCAAGCTGACCTAAGGCTTGGTCGTGAGAGCGCTAAGAAGTTTCAGGCGTTTGAGGCAAGCGGAGGAAGTCCTGAGGCTCCAATCGAATTCTCCCCTCAGGAGCAAAAGCTTCTTAATGAGTATCGATTCAACCAAGCTCGACGTGGAATTGGCATGGCTGCTGGTTTAGCCGCTGGGATTGGGCTTTCTCAAATTCCGGGTGGTCAAACGGTTGGCGGCGAGATGATTGCTGGAGTTGGAAGTGAGCTTCTTCGCCAGACGATAGCCCCAGAGTCGTATGATGTTCAAGAGGCTGCGGCTCAAGGCATTCCATCTCTTGGATTCCTTTCAAAACGTGGAACTGGTGGATTTCGGAATCCTTTGCAGTTTTTGATGACCGCTGAAACTGGAGTTGGCCAACAGTCTTCAAAGCTAAAACAGATTTTGAAAGAAGCTTACTCTGGTTCTTTGACCGGAGCGGCTCAAGGGTTTGCATCAACGCTTGGAGATGAATCTGGAAAAGCCAACGAAACGATTCAACAGGCCGCAATCGGAGGATTTCTTTTGCCGACGCTTTCAACTTCAGGAAGAGCCATTGGTGCGCTTTCAAGAAGTGGCGCAAGCATGTCCCGATTTGCTGGAGAGTTTCAACGCCCTTACACGCAGCAGTTCTTGACCGAACGAGCAGATGCAATTCGTCAAGAACTTGGCGCTGGCGGAGGAATCGATCCGTCGATGTCCGCTCAGTTGGCCGATACGCTTTACTCGCCACAGCTTTCTGGTACTCGACCTGAAGACATTCGAGCTTGGGGAGAAAACATTCAGACGTTCCTTCAAGAATCAGTCAGGAGAGGATCTGCTTCCGGATTGCGTGGAGACGAGCTTACAACGCAAATTGTTTCAGAACTCAAGCGGGTTACCGAACGCAAAGACATTGACCTTAATCTGATCAGCGGAATAGTGTTAAATGCTGAACAGATGATTGGGGAGGCAAAAAAGAATGTGGACTTTGCGTTTGCAGATAAAAATTCAGAGTTGCTTGGTGCCGCAAGAAGGGCTGAAGGAGAGCTTCAGTTAGAATCAAAAGGATTGTTTGACGACATCAGGAATCTTGAAACTCAAAAGAAAGATCTAAAAGACTCCGATAATATCATAAGAACTCAGATAGACAACGAGATAGCCGACAAGCAACGACAGATTCAAGAAATCGAAAGCGGGTTTGATCCTAAGTTTGATTACGGAAAACCTGTTAGTCAGTTTGAAACTGGAAAGAAATTTGGCGAAGAAGCGAACAAGATTAAAACATCTTTTAAAATAGAGCAGAATAAAGGATATAGAGCTTTAGATCCTAAACTTGAAGCTATTTCAGTTCCTGTTTCAAGGTTGGATAGAAATGGAAATGAAGTTTTTGACAAAGATGGAAATCCGATTGTCGATCTTTTCACTCTGAAAGATCTGAAAGAAAAAAGGACTGAAATTCTCGATCAAATAGATTTCAACAAACCTGTCCAAATGGCAACTTACGACAAGTTTGAAGAGCTTGAGCGTGTTGAAAAAAGAATTGAGGAAGGTCTTAATACTAATCCAGATTTAAAAGCTGCGTTAAAAGCTCAGAATGCATCGTATCGTGAAGGCATAACAAGATTTAAAGGAACTCTTATCGGAAGCCTTTTGCGCGAGACTGGTGAAGCTGGTGGAAGACCGTCAGCGATAATGAGCCTTCTTAGTTCGCAAGGTGGAGAGGCGCTTGATGTTATGAAGAAATTGGCTGGTTCCGACTGGGAGCCTACTTTCAAGCCAATGCTCTACGACTTTGTTTACAACAAGTTGAGAACAGAAAGTCAAACTCCAGTTCAGTTCTTGAATCTTTTGACTCAAGCAAAACAAGGAAAGGGAACCGGACTAACAAAAGAAGTTTCCAATGAATTTTTTCCGCAGCTTTCTGAAATCCAAGATGTTGCCACTCGTTATCGTGATTTAATTGACAGAAAAGCTGATCTGACTACCCAGAAAAACGATCTAGCTTCCAAGTCTAAGGAGTTTGAAGAAAGGGCGGCAAAAGATGACATAGCTGCTCGCGGATTGTTAAAAGAAAACGAAAAAAAGCTTAAATCCGTCAATGAAGAGATTGATCGGCTTGATCAACCTCGCCCTGATCTTGGTGAAGAATTTAAGTAGATGGACGCAAAGACAAAACAGATGAC